CCAGACTAGTCCACTGGGGAGCTGAAACGGACTACCCTAAAAATTTTGTAAAATGGTCACTACAGCGACCAATAGTGTTGAAAATGGTAACTACAGTGAACATACCATTTATGATATACATTGCATGTTAAAGCATCATTTCAAATCATAACCGATAGTATTTATAATGCGCCCTCATTCATTCACCAAGGGGCAACCGTGATTATCTACATGATCATCTTCGTAGTAACTTCGCTACTCGCTGTAGCAGCTCAAGACCTTAACTAGTTTACATTTCCGTTTAAAACGTCCACAATACCCCTAATAAACTACCGTTGGGGGTAGAAATGGAACGCTCAGAAATATCAATTAAACTAGAATTATGCTTTCAATTTGAGTTAGATGATCTCATTAATAGATTTGATGCTATTATGGAATCACTAATGGAGATTGACGTCCAAAGAAATCAAGTAAGAGATGCTATTAACGAATGGTGCATCTCCGTTGATACCGAGATTCAAAATCAAGAAGCTGTTACAGCAGATAGCTTTCTTGAAGATATGGGCTTTGCCCTTACTGCTGATGAAGTATTTGGTACTGAAGTATGACAGGCAGACCACCGTGGATACCCACAGAAGAGATATGCGAAGAAGCGCGTGAGATGGCTTCTAGGGGCTTAACTGTATCCCAGATAGCCGATTGCCTTGGTATTGGTGAGCGTACCGTATATGAAAAACAGAACGATTATCCGCAGTTCATGCAGGCTATAAAAGAAGGAAGGAGCCAAGGAATCAATCAAGTGACCAACGCTTTGTTTGAAAAAGCCATTGAGGGCGATAATACCTGTATGATTTTCTACCTCAAGACAAGAGATCGAGAAAGCTGGGGTGAGCAATACATTGAGCCTATTAAAGAAATTCCACCTATACAGATCACAATAGACCCTCGTGCAATTAACCCTACCGCAGAGTGAGATATTCGTATCGACTAGCCGTTTCGTTTCTGTTGTGGCTGGTAGACGATTCGGTAAGACATTCCTGTCTACTGGAAAGCTATTAGAGCAGGCCATCAAATCGCCTAACCGCAATGTTTGGTATGTTGCTCCCACCTATGGGGCTGCAAAAGAAATTGCGTGGGATATGTTGATTGCATCTATACCGCCTGAGTATATAGCTAAGACAAACGAAACCAGCCTAACCCTACGCCTTATCAATGGTTCTGTAATCGCTTTAAAAGGCGCAGAGAAGCCAAACAACCTTCGCGGAAGAGCTTTAGACTTTGTTGTCCTTGACGAGTTTGCAGATATGAGGCCAGAGGCTTGGTACGAAGTATTGAGACCTTCACTATCTGACAGGCAAGGGGGTGCGCTTTTTATTGGTACACCTAAAGGCCGCAATCACTTTTACGATTTGTGGGCTAAAGCAAAGGATGGGGCGAAAGATTGGGAGTCTTTCCAGTACACAACACTGCAAGGCGGTAACGTCCCTCCCGAAGAGATTGAAGCGGCCAGAGCTGACCTAGATGAAAGAACTTTTCAACAGGAATACGAAGCAGCATTCGTAACGTATCAAGGGCTGATTTACTACGGGTTTAACCGTGAAGAGTCTGTATTGGATATGGGGGATGATAATGGTACACTCCACATAGGTATGGACTTCAACCTTGATCCCATGTCAGCCGTTATATGCATACGAAAAGGCGGGAAGCTGTACGCTATAGACGAGATTGTCATGTACGGATCAAATACCGATGAAATGGTTGCGGAGATAAAAGATAGGTACGGTAATCGTAATATCATTATCTACCCTGACCCAGCATCAAGACAGCGCAAAACAAGTGCTGGTGGTCGCACAGATTTGTCGATCTTACAAAACGCAGGATTTAGCGTTAAGGCGAAAAACTCACATGCATTGGTCAGGGATAGAATCAACGCTGTGAATAGTCGTTTACTGTCGGGTGATGGTGAGCGGCATTTGTTTGTCAGCCCCAAATGTAAACAGACTATTAAGTCTCTGGAGCGGCAGACATACAAAGAAGGCACAAGTGTTCCTAACAAGGACGATGGCTTTGACCATATGAATGATGCCCTTGGTTACTTGATAGAATACCTTTTCCCTGTTCGCACAGAATACGACACACCACAACCCACTAGGTGGACTTGATGAGATTGAACGCAGACACAACGCACCCCGATTACGACAAATACGAAAGCCGCTGGGAGTTTTATGCTCGTAGCTATTTAGGGGGAGAAGATTATTTTAATGGCGCATATCTGACGCGCTACATATCCGAAACCAGTGATGACTACGACCGTAGGTTAGACCTCACCCCACTGGATAACCATGCTAAGAATATAGTTCACATCTACAGCAGTTTCCTTTGGCGCGTACCGCCCACCAGAGCATTCAATTCAGCCGCAGGCAACGTAGCCCTAGAGCCGTTCCTTAACGATGCTGACCTTGATGGCCGCAGCTTTAATGCCTTTATGCGTGAGGCTCAGATATGGGCCAGCGTCTATGGCCATGTGTGGGTCATGATGGATAAGCCTAAATCTACTGCTGGCACAAAGGCAGAAGAACTGGCGCAAGAGATTCGCCCTTATGTGACTATGTTTACTCCTGAAAACGTCCTTGATTGGAATTACGTTCGTAGCCCCAGCGGTCGCTTTGAGCTTGATTACCTGAAGGTAAGAGAGAGCGTTATTCGTGTAGACGAAACAACGACAGAGACTTATTACAGGGTCTGGTACAAGGATCGTGTAGAGCTATGGCATTCGGTTAATGACCTAGATAAACAGGTCGAAGTTGATGATAATGTGCTTGGCCGTATCCCTGCTGTGTTCCTTCCTGCTAACCGCAGTATCACTAGAGGCATCGGGCTAAGTGATATATCAGATGCCAGCTATATGCAGCGGGCTATCTATCAAGAGCTATCAGAAGTCGATCAATTGATTCGTATCTCCAACCACCCCACATTGGTTAAGTCTTTCGGGACTGATGCTAGTGCTGGTGCTGGCGCTATTATCAATATGCCTGATGATATGGATTCGAGCTTAAAGCCTTATCAGCTACAGCCGAGCGGTCAGAACCTTGACGCTGTACGCGCATCTATTCAGGATAAGATTCAAGCTATTAACCGTATGAGTCACATGGGCGCTGTTCGCGGTACTGAAGCAGTTACTATGTCAGGTGTGGCAATGGCTACTGAATTCCAGATGTTGAATGCCAAACTATCCGAGAAGGCTGATTTGCTTGAGCTTGCTGAAGAGCAGCTATGGTTGTTGTTCTGCCAATGGCAAGAGATAACCGCAGACGTTGAAATCTTCTACCCTGATTCGTTTGACCTTCGTGATTACGATAAAGAGCTAATGTTCTTACAGCAGTTGCGCTCTACGGGCGTTAAGTCAGCAACGATGGCTATGGAGATCGACAAGAAGATTGCAGACCTTCTACTTGATGATGAGCAGCTTGCTAAAGCTCACGTTGAGATTGAATCTGGCACTCAAGTATTAGGCCAATTTGTAGCGCAGGATGAAGAGAAAGATCTTTAATGGCAGCAGATAGCGATTATTCTGAAATCTTAGAGCGTCTAGCCGATAGCCATCAAGAGCGATTGGCTGGCGCTTTAAAGACCTTAGAAGACGATGTAGCAAGCCTTATGGCTACTGCTCCAACGAAAGACGGGAAACTGTTTGACTTGGAGTGGGCTGTATCCGCTAGGCCGCAATTAATGGCGGCATTAGAAGCTGATTATCTTTCTGAAGTAGATTCCATAATAAGAGACTACAACAAGGTTTCCGCTGACGCAGCCAAGATGCTCGCCACCTACGGAGACTTTACTAAGCTAGATACAACAATTATTAGCCAGTTACAGCGCCTATCCTTTCAAGGGTTTGAAGCCATTGCTAACGAGTACCTTGATGTAATGGCTAACGAGGTCTACCAAAGCACCCTAACAGGTCGATCATTTAACGACACAGTTAAGAACCTTCGACAGACCATCAATGGCGTTTACATTCAGTCTGACAGCTTAGAGGCCAGCCGCCTTGTCGATGTTGCTGCTAACGGTACGGCAGCGCAGCAGGCAGACGCTGTAAGGCAATTACAGACGATATACGCTAGAGATAGGGTTGGTAATAACCTAAGACGTTACGCAACGCAGATGGCACAAGATAGCCTTATGCAGTTTGATGCCTCAATCAATACAGCTATTGGCAAGCAGTCTGGCGCTACCAAGTGGAAGTATTACGGAAGTACTGTCAGAGACTCTAGGCCGTTCTGTGTGAAACGTGCTGGGCAAGTATTTACTG